CGAGGGGCCAACACAGGATGGTCTAGCGTTGGGACGCGTGTTGGGCTGTACGTGAGGGGGTCAACGAGCCGATATGAGGGCCGTTGACGACGGGGGGTGGGGGGGGAGTAGCTCCCCCCCCTGCGACGGGCCTCAGGCGGCCGCTGATGGCGTCTGCTGCGGCGGGACATTTTCGGCACTCGGTTTTACCGGTTCGGGGGCCGCCCCGGGACCCGACACGGGCTCCGGGGAGGATGCGGTCACCGCGGTCGAGGGGTCGGGCTCGTATGTCTCTTCATACGGTGAGACCCATTCCTCGTCCTCGAGATCGAAATCGTTAGCTTCATCGAATGACTCCTTATCGACTTTGCCGATTGCTTGGCGGAACAATTCATGCCGAATCATCTGCCGAACTTTTTCAGTTTGCGACAAATTGAGATTGAGCTTTTGAACCAATAGCTCGCCATTGTTTTTTTCGGGGTGCTTATCTTTATTTCGGAACGGCCACATAGATCACCTCAGAGAATGAAGGAAGAACCGCGCTGCGCGAGGATGCGACGGGCGACGATTTGATGACGGATTGCAATGTAGAGCGTGGTGGGTGTTTCGCCGCCCTGATACTGGAACGGATCAATGGACACCTGAGCGCGCACGAAATCGTTGTTGAGCGCGGCATCGGTAGGAATCTGACGAGCGAAATGCCAATCGGCCAAAAACTGACCTGCGCGGAACTCGCCATGTACCTGAGACTCCGAGCGCCGGTACTCGTCATAACGGTCCTGATAGCCAAACACATCATCCGGCGTTGTGTGGCCTGCCTGAACTTCCTTGTAGAGAACAGCCTGCTGACCAATGTGCTGCAACTCTTTCTGGAAAAAATCCTCTTTGGTGCGACGGTTCCAATGACGGAAGAGACCATCGGGGTACATCGTTTGAGGAATAACAGACATCAGAGAAATGACGTAACCGTGTTCTTCGAAAAACTTGCGGTAACGGTTTGTGCGGTTGGCGCCAATGCCATGACCGCCGAAAGCGCCGGGAAGTGGAAATTGCGCCGACCCGTTGTAATCGACACTTGTGCTGAGAACTTCGGAAAACTGTAGGTTAGTTCTGCCACCGCCGAGATATTCAGGGCGCTGTAGACGAGCGTCCGAAGAACGAACGCCAAGGTAACGCAGATATTCCGTATAACGCGAACCATAGCGAGCACGAGCCTCCTGATAACGCTGAATCGCCATTGCAAGGCGAAGGTCATTGACGTTGGCAGCAGTTGCAGTAGTGAGGTCAACATCGACTTCACCAACAAGACGCAAAGCGTCACCAATGGAAATCGTGCCTGTTGCAAGATCGACGGAGGCTTGACCGCCCGTGTCAGCTTCACCGCGCACGATGTTGAACAGAGAACCACCACTTGCTAAACCACCTTGCAGGATGGTGGCGACACCAGTGGCTTCGGTACCAAGGGGAATCGTAACATCAGGGCCTTTTTGCTCGAACGGGCGAGACGTAGTGAAATAGTCCTTTTCCCAATTAACCAACAAGTCCGAAGGGTATGCGGTCAGATCGAGCCCATCTGCCTTTGAAATCGTGATTGGAGTCTGCAAATCCTGATCGCGATAAAACTCATTCCAGATCAGACAGGTTGCACGAATCGGAACAACATTGACTTCCTGTCCACCAGCGTCAGGGGGAATGCCCAGGTTGTCATTGAGACCGCCATAAGGACCGCTGGGAGCCTCAAAAACAGGGAAGGCAGACGCATTCATGCCGTCGGGACCGCCAGTAATAAAATCTTCCCAGTTGTCCCACACGAGACGGTGGGGCACGAAGAAGTGACGAACGTCGATGCGTACAGGATGCATCGGAGGGGTAGCGAGTGGAGCAGCACGAACAAGAGCCTGCGCGGCATGCTGGATCGTATCGCCGGGCAGAACTTCTACGAGACCACAGGGGATCAACTGACCCATGTAACCGGTGTGCAGTTGCGTGTGCGAGAGATTGAACTTAGAGCGTTTCATGACGAACTCCAAAGATACGTTGACGAGATTCCGCATTGCGGAGCTTTTGCTTTAACTCAGCTTTCAGAACGTTGTTGTCTGTTACCGGATCGTCCGACCATAGGACCTCATATTTCTGATATTCCGCTCTAGCCACCGGCGAGCGACTAAGCAGCGCGGACACGACTTCCTTGTCGCCCAGGTGTTGCCGTAGCGCTGTGCGCGCCGTGACGAAGCCTTCATCTTCCAGTTCATTGCGGACGAACCTCGGGACAGGGTAATTCTTGCCTAACACACGGAACGTATCCGGGATAAGTAGCTCGCCAGTAGGAAGAGGCTTAGACCGCAAAATAGCGGTACGAAATTCGTCGATTGCGTAGGAACCAATCGCGGGTTTTGTGGACATGACCGAGAACTCAGGGAGCCGCCGCAGTGCGATAAGGCCATCTGATTTTTCCCGCTTAAGAGCGTATTCAACACAGTACGTAATTGACGCCGATTCAACGTCACCGATATGAACATCACCATGTCGCCAAGTCTCCCTTAGCGTTTCCCTCGAGGCTTCTGTGCCGAACGCGAGGACGTGGTAGTGGGGGCGGCCTGCTCGCTCGCCGTACTCACCAACGGCGTAGTATCGAAAGTCACCGATGTTTTTCCGGTAGCGCTTGAAGAACAGCGCAAGATCAGGTTTGAAAAGTGTGCCTGATTGGCCAGCAGCACTAAGTAGCTGGCTGCCTGCTTTAGATCGGAGAACTTCAGTTTGCTGCTTTGGACCGTAGGCCCCATTTGGGGGAAGCTCATTTGGGAGTTGTCCGGTTTCATAAGTGAGTGTCCAGAATTGATTGATGGGATGACATGCGGCCTCTAGCAATAGACGGGAAATCCAGTCGCGCTTTTTATTGATGCGACAAAAAAGACACTGCCCACATGGGTGGACAGTGCCTTTAGTGGTAACCATGCTTTTGCAGAGCATGACTAATCCTTAGAAGCGATATCCGATGCGTTGCACGCGAGGAGTGCGCAGACGACGCCCACGACGAATACGACGGCCGCGGCGGACAGGACGACGTGAGTAACGAGAACGACGACGGTATGCCATGACACAGGTACCTCCGATTATTGCCCTTTCTTGGGCTGGGTTTTGAGCCAGTATTGGCCCGGGAGCCATGTTGGTGTAACGAAATACTTATCTCTGAAATTTCGCCATTTGTCAATAAAGTGTTTTCCGGAAAGCACGTCTAGCGGAATTCCGTAATGTGCGGAAATCTCCCGCATCATCGAGAAGGCTTCCGAAGGTTCAGCGTTTTGCGTAGAACCGAAAGGAACAGGAATGCGACGGCCAGTAGCGGGATCGACCAAGTACTCAACTGATGGCTGAGTGCCTTGTGCAACACCTCTCTTGTGCGAGGTGACCTCATTCGGAACAACCTTAAAAAATCCCGCATTGTTAGCTGCGTGGTCCGAAGGGTTGGATGCAGTGGTGACCATGCTCTGTGTGCTCTCTCTAACGCGCTCCTGCTGGGATGCTCTGATCTGTTCATCGATCCAAGAATTCTCCTTTTCCATGCGCTTGATTTGCGCATCGCGAAGTTGTTGTTCTTGTGCGTTTTGAATCGCCTGAGCTTTCATCTGCTGCTTACGCATGCTGAGATCTTTAGCGAATTGATCCTTCTGCATCTTGTTTTGCTCGAAATCGCGAGCGATGCCAGCGAAGTCGGTACCAACTGGCATTGGTGCACCGGAAGAACCGATGTTTGCGCCGATAGCGGCGAGGGGATGGATGCCGGCGGCTTTGGCGCCTTCGACACGGCCAAGTAGGCCTTGATAGTTCTCCGCGTAGGCGGTTTTACCCGCTTTGCGGTCTGCAGTGTTGCGCTGATACATGCCGATTAGGGAATCGGCCGCTTGTGCTGCTGCTGCCCACCAACTCATGTGCAGGACTCCTTCGATTTGGGGATGCCACGGGAACCTGACCCGTTGAGCGACCTGGTAGCGAAAAGAACCTCCTTACGAATCTGCCGTCTAGCACAGGTGACGGCACGAGGTAAAGGGGGGGTTTCAAACGTGGTCCACGGCTTCATCCGGGCTAGCGCCCGGGCTGGTACGTCCGGCGATCGCCGGTTGTTAAATTTCCGTGATTGGGTGTCACGGGGAACAGTACGCATCAAGAGGGGGCGTACTGTTCGAGGGGCCAACACAGGATGGTCTAGCGTTGGGACGCGTGTTGGGCTGTACGTGAGGGGGTCAACGAGCCGATATGAGGGCCGTTGACGACGGGGGGTGGGGGGGGAGTAGCTCCCCCCCC